GCCTCGTCGCCCTTGCCGTGAAGCATGGAGACGATCTCCGGGTACTTGACCAGTTCGCCGACGAGGCGCTCCAGGAACCCGCTGTCCTTGATGGCGGCCTCCAGGACCTGCTCGGCCACGGCGCCGATCAGAGCAATGGCCTGCTCCGCTTCGGCGTTCTGGTCAGGGGGAGCCCCCTCGGCAGGGGCGCCGGAGGGCATCATGGGGGGCGCTGCGGTGATGCTCATGGTGATCTCCTCAGCGCCGGTACGGGGCGGACTTGAAGCTGCGGGCCGGCGGGGCCGTGGCTGTGTCGATGGCACCCGGTCCGGGGGCGTCGCCTTGATTGATCGCTGGGTCTCGACCGGTGGGGATCACGGCGTTGGCGAAGCCAGGGGTTCCGGCGCCAGCGGCCGGGTCTGGCGCGCGACCGCTCGTCGCGACGGGGGCGTTGCGCTCTCCGCCAAGCATGTCCCGGTCGGGCGTGGTCTTCTTCGCGGCCGTCGGCCGGTACGGAGCCAAGGGCTCACCGCCGGACATCACGTTCTTGATGCTGGCGTAGGCTCGCTCCGCCTTGGCGCGCGCAGCAGGGTCGGAGAGCTTGGAGATCATGCTCGGATCGAGGATCTTGCCGGCCGCCTTGCTACCCGGAGGAGCGGAGACGATCTCGATCCGACCGTCACCGAGATCTCGGTAGGACCAGCCGCCGGTGTCCTGACGGATGGCCCCGGCGTTGGCCTCCAAGCCGCTCTTCTGCATGTCCGCGCGAAGGGCCTGCGCCTCACGCGAGTCGCCGCTGGCCCAATCCCGGCCTGCGGCGTTCCCTGCGGCGGCTCGCGCCTCCGGGGTCTTCGGCGCTTCGCCGGGCATGTTGATGTTGCCGCTCTTGGCTGCCTCGGACATGGCCGTGAGCTTGTTGCGACTGTTCGGGTATGCAGGTCCTGCCATGACGAGTACTCCTTCGTGTTGTTGGCGGCTATCCTCTTGTCAGTGTCTCGTCAACGGCCTGCGCCGCCGACCATCGAGCCCCGGGCACGAGGGACCCCGCCCCGCTGCTGCGTCGCCGAGCTCTCTCCGCCGGGCGAGACGCGCCCTGGCGGGACGGGCGCGCCGCCCCCGGCGCCAGGGCCCGCGACGGCCTGCGCGCCGACGGGAACCTCTGGCGAGGCGCCGCCGTTGGCCGCGTCGAACTCCGCCGACGCCTGGGCTGCTGCCTTGGCCCGCTCGACGCGCTCCTCCTGCGTGTAGAGCATGTTCGGCGGGAGGGCCGCTGCGTCCACGATGGCCGCCGCGACAGCGTCCACGTTGACGGCGTCGGGGGCCAACTGCGTCAGCAGGGGCAGGAGGTTCATGATCTTGCCGAGGCGCGCCTCGCGCGTCGTCTCGGCCGGGCTGTGCGGCACCACGCTGATGAGCAGGGAGCCCTGGGCGCTGATCCCGCGGAAGAACGGCAGGGTCTCCCGCGACGCGACCGTCTGGGCCGAACTGCCTGGCATCCGCAAGAAGATCTTGTCCGTGCTCGGCAGGAACTCGTTGTAGAGGTCCAGGGTCATGCGCGCCGCCGACTCGAGCAGGTCCCCGATGGCCTGGAGGCGCTCCGAGAGGCGCGTCTGGTTCGCTTGGTCCGCCAGGGCGAACTCCGTGGCGACCCGACCCGAGCCGACCGTGCCGCGCTGGAAGGGGCTGATGCCCAGGATCTCGAAGACCTTCTCCTCCGCGCGCTGGATGCTGATGTTGAAGTCGGGGGCCAGGGTCGGCTGCGGTGTATGTGCGAAGATGGACTGGAGATCCGAGTACTTGCCCGTGTTCGAGATCTTGACGCGGACCAGGGAGCCAGGGTCGTTGGCGTCGGCGAGATCCGCGACCAGGGCCTCGGGATCTTCGACTGCGTCGTCGTTGACCAGCGTCCGCGGGATGGTGGCCTGCGCGTGCCGCATCCGCGTGGTGTCCATGTCGTGAATCTGCCGGATCAGGGGCTCGATGAGCTCCATGTCGGCGATGCCCGACACGCCCTCGAGCGCGTCGTTGTAGACCAGGGGCACGAACGGGTTCTTGACCAGGGCGTAGGGCAGCTCGCCGAGGAACAGCGGGTGGAGCTCCGACCCGCCGAAGTGCCAGAGGCGGTTCCCGTCGATGTCGAAGAGCTCGTAGACGACAATGACGTCGATCTTCCGCATGATCGCGTTGTCCTCAAAGAGGATGTCGCGCGGGGTCGGGCGCCCGACCCAGTTGATGCTCATGCGGTAACTCTGCGCCGCGGTGCCGGAGACCTGGTTGGCCTTGACCTTGAGGTGGTCGATGGTCTGCTCGACGGTCATGCCTTCGAGGGTCTGGTAGCGACCCGACTCCAGGCGGGCCTTGACCTCCGCGACGGTCAGGACGGTCTTGTGGATGACGTAGCCGACATCCTCCCACGTCTGCGCCAGCGGGTCGACGAACAGGTCCGATCTCGGGACCACGGAGTAGCGCACGCGCCGCTTCTCCGTGTTGTAGACGCACTTGAGGTAGGCCGTGCCGTGCAGCATGGTCAGGCCGTTGAGCCGCCCGAGCAGGCGGCGCATCTTGGCCTCGCGGAAGTTGTGGTTGACCAGGGCCTCGGCCGTCTTCGTCCGGTTGAGGTCGACGTCGTCTGACATGGGCAGGATCTGGACCTGCGGGTTGCCCGGGACGATGCTGCTGCGGCCCGTGTCGACCATCATGAACGAGTAGTTGACGTCGAAGTAGGCGTCTCCGTCGTCGTTCCGGCTCATGTCGACGTTGCCGTTGAACAACTCCTTGATCTTCGACAGGGCCTCGTGCGTCATCCCGCCGAACATGCGCTTGTAGCGGGAGAGGCGGTCGCGATGGACCCGCGTGTAGGCCTTCTCCGACTCCCGGATGATCTCCTGGCCCGAGTTGACGGAGAATGTGCCGTTCGGCTTGTCCTCACCCGACATCACCCACCCCAGCCGCGCGTTTTCGTCTTGCTGGCCCACGACGGGCTGCGCTTAGTGGGCGCGGAAAGACGTCGGAGGATAGCCTCTTGTCCTTTTCGTGTCAAGTCGGCGTCCGGGAAGGTAGATGGGTCGTCGGGCCGGACGTTCTTGTCCTGCAGACGGGGCTTGTGCCGCCGCGGGGCGTCCAGGCGGGCGCCGTGGACGGCCATGATCAGGGCGCTGACGAGGTCCCAGTGGTGTTTCTCCCGCCGGCCGCGTGCGGGCTTGGCGATCACGTTCGTCATCGCCCGGAGCGTCTCCTGCGTGTTGCTCTCCTGCGTGGTCTTGTCGTTCTTGTAGGTCATCAACTGGTCGAAGAGGAACTGGCAGGGGATGTAGAGCTTGTCGAGCAGGGCCGTGACCATGTCCCCGAGCAGGGCCTCGCCTGGGGCGCCGCCCGTGTTCGCGTAGCCTGGCTGGCCCCGGTCGTAGCAGAGGTTCTTGTACTTTGCGGCCAAGATCGGGCTCAGGGTCCCCTGCCCGACGCCGTTGTTCTCGATGGCGAGGAAGGCGTTGTTGTACCGACGGCCGATCTCCATGAGCTTGTTCGCGAACTCGAGCGGCGTGGTCGTCGCGCTGTAGCAGGCGACCACCCGCCACTCCTCCGCCCAGACCTCGAGCACGACCGCGGCTGCGTGGTCGCGCCCGGCCGACCCGCAGGGGTCCGCGCCGACGACGTAGATGGCCCCGGGCTTCGGATCTTCGTACTCCTGGTAGCCCTCCTCCGTGGTCCACCGGACCTTCGGCGTCTCCATGTGCCGCTCGAGCGCCGTGGCCGGCACGGCGCGCACCGTCCCTTCCATCCAGCACGTCGAGTCGTCGAACGGATACCAGATGCGGAAGGTCTCGGGGTACTTGCGGAACTCCGTGGCCTGGTTGAGCTGGACCCGGCGGAAGGCGAGGTTCTCCTTGGTCAGGCCCTGCGGGCCGTAGCGATCCAGGAGGCGGATCTCCTCGTTCTCGAGCCTCCAGGTGGGGTCCCAGCGACGGCGGTTCAGGAGCCCGTCCCAGAAGGGGTAGAACCGGGCGATGTGGCGGCTCCCCATGATGGGGTTCTTGGCGGCGAAGTAGTGGTCCTTCCAGTCGGCGCCCGACGCCAGGCCCAGCGGGGCCGGCGTGCACTCGAACACGACGCGCGCGTCCGCTCGGTTCGTGATCGAGGGGATGATGAGGTTCATGGCGCCCGCGAAGTCGTGCCAGAAGGCGCACTCGCTCGCATGGTAACTGTCCGGGCTCTGACCCAGGCCCAGCGAGTCGTCATTGGCGCTTCGGACGCGCATCTTCGACTTCGTCCCGTCGGGGAAGGCGAAGGTGAGCTGCCGGTTCTCCTTGGCCGTGGTCGTCTCGGTGCGCAGGGACGCGGGCCAGCGGTTGTGGTTGTCGTGAACGCGCTGGTGCAGGTACACGGCGCGGTCTTTCGTGTCCGCGTCGCAGACGTGGTCCCAGCCGGGGTTCCTGCTGGTCGAGCAGTAGCCCAAGATCTCCGTGACCAGGGACTTGCCCATCTGCCGGGCGGCGAGCTGGGTCAGCCACTTGGTGTTCCCGTCGACGTCGCGGGGCGGGCTGTCCCAGTACTCGATCACCTCCTCCTGCATCCGCACCGTCATGGCCTGGGCGTCGTAGGGGACGAAGCCCTGGGACTTGCCGGACGCGACCGTGGCGAGGTTCTTGATGGCCCAGGCGGGCGAGTTGAGCCGCTCGTAGACCTTCTCCCTGTAGACGGGGTCGTCGAGGAGGCGCGCCTCGAACTGCTGTCGAAAGTCCTCGTCGAGGCGAAGGGTCTCTCCAAGCTGTCGGCTCATCGGTCGTCCTCATCCTCGTCAGAGGCGGCAGCGGCGGCCGTCGGCGGGCCCTTGGTCAGGAGCGACGCGAAGTCCCTCTTGAGCTGGGTCCTTCCCTGTCGAACCTCGCGGAGAACCTCGGCCTGTTGGGAGGTCTGGGCCGCTTTCGGTGCGGCGAGGGGGGCCTGGAGGGGCTCGGCGGCCTCAATGAGGGACAGGGAAGGCAGGGGATCGCCGTCGACGATGGCGTCGAGGGCGGATCGGGCCCTGGTGGCGCCGGCGGGATGGGCCAAGTTGTTGATCTGGACGTTCGTGACCGAGTTGGGGCCGGTGCGCGTGGCGTTCTGCTTGACGAGGTCGCGCGAGGCGACCGTCTTTGACGCGGCCTCGAGCACCTTCCTGACCGGATCGACCCGGACGATGGGGATCTCGCCCGTCAGGGCGGCCCTGGCGAGCACGGAGAGGGCCTGCAGGACGTCATCCTGCGTCGCGAGCGTGGTCGGGAAGTCGTCCAGGGGGTCTTGGGACGTCATTTATGGCCTCTCCACCGCGGTTTGATGTCCTCGGTGTTCTTTTTGGCGAGCTCGGCGCGGATCAGGGCCAGGGTAGAGGGCCTCGTGTACGGGTAGGGGGCCTGTTTGACCGTCGTTGGCTCGAAAGTGAGCGGGATCGGGGTCAGCTCCGGCCTCTCCGGCCGTGCCGTAACGTCAAGATGGCGTCTGGTCACGTCCTTGAACCTGTCGGAGAGGCCGAAGGCGTAGGTGATGTGTGAGCTGCTGTCCCTGATGGCGTCCTCGACCGACTCCCACAGCGTCCCTCGGAAGGGTCTGGGCGTGTTGGGCGCCCGGCGCAGGGCCGTGTGCTCCTCGAGGGCCTTCTTGGTCGCCATCTTGACCAGGCCTCTCGTGTTGTTGTCCCAGTCGGGCCGGATGCCGACGTTCAAGAGGTGCCGATCGGCGCTGGTGAAGTTGCTCGGGGCGCCCTGGAGCGCCTCCATGTCGACCCCTGACGCCCAGCAGAAGAACGCCGAGGACCCGAGCGCCTTAACCAGGCCTCGAACGGCCGCGTCCTCGAGCTGTTTGGCGGAGCGGCCCGCGCCCCAGGCGTCCGGGCGTCGATCCATGTTGCCGTGGGCCTGGGCCATCTGCTCGAAGGTGACCCCGAACAGGAACAGCGTCAGGGCGGCCATGTCGTCCGAGTCGTTGATCTCGGCCGTGTTGACGGACGGGGCCACGCCCATGATGGGGTTGGCCAAGAACTGCTCGGCGACCTCGACGGGGGAGGGCGTCCAGAACGAGCCCGTCTGCTCAAAGAGGGCGGTCTGCAGGGCCGGTGTCCACTGCGCGGGGGCGCAGAGAAGCTCTGCCGTGCCGAGCAGGGTCCCGATCCATCCCGACCTGGGGCCGGCAGGAGCCGCCCGGTACAGGTTCTCCTTGATGTTCTCGACCTGTCGTCGAACGGAGGGGTCAGAGCCGCGCGCGTAGACCCCGGAGGTCACGAACGCCGGCGGGTAGCGACCCAGGAACAGGCAGAACGTCTCGGGATCTTCGACCCAGATGCCAGGCATCTTGTCCTCCCAGACGACCCTGATGGTGCCGGGTAGCCCGCTGGCGGTGGGCCAGGAGAAGCTCTGCTCGATGATGCACCGCCAGATGGCGCCCAAGGGCGTCCTGGGCGGGGCCTGGGGCTGGTAGCGAAGGCGCCACTGGGTCCCGTACCGGGACCTCAGTCGGTTGGTGACCTCGTTGGTGCTGCTCTTGGCGCCCATCCTCTCCCCCTGCTGGCGGCAGCTCTCTGTACTCCCCTGTGGGCCGAGCGTCAAACCAAAGTCGACGGGCCTCTGTCTCGACCAGCTCTCGTCTCGACGGGCCTTAGTCTCGATGGGCCTCTGGCTCGACGGGCCGTGGCGCCCGCCGAGCCGATAGCGCGGCGCCCGACGTTAGCGCGGCGCCCGACTTTAGCGCGTCGTCGATATTAGGAGAGGAGGGCATTAGTACATAGGGGGGGGAAGCCATTGTACCGAGTGTGGACGCAGCTCTGTCGGCCCTGCTGGACGTCATTCTCATTGTCCCGGACGCAGCTCCGGACGCAGCTCCGTCCGCGAGCTACGTCCAGCCATTGTGGGGCACCAAGGCCGCGAATGGCCTAATGGGGTTCTACTCCTTGGACGTAGCTTTTGAGGAGCTACGTC